GCTTATTAAGTTTTTATTCATTCTTGAAACGTAGATAGACTGTCTTCCGCCCGCCTCGCCGGGGTCGTAGTCTAGCACCTCAAGTTCAATGTAGTCGGTGTAATATAAAATATCCCCCTCGACATTGTCGGTCATATCCATACCGTAGTAAATGCCTTTTGGGGTTTGCCACAAAAATCTTACAACATCTCCTCTTTGTATCTGATAGTTTATGGTGGCTCCTAAGTTGTTGTTTTCGTAGTAATTGTCTAAATAAACCCTGTATTTTCCGTCGCTCTCGGTTGTTATAGCCGAAGAGCCATCCTCGTTATAAGTTAAAGCGAATTGCCCGAAGTCACCTATTTGAGTGTTTTGACGGGCAACAATCCAATACTTCGTTGCCCAAACTGGTGGCTGATGGTTGATTTGTATTACAGGCTTGACGTAATAGGGTCTTTCGTTAGTTACGTTGCCTTGAGCGTCCATGTCTCTATCTTCGTCACTTGGCCACTTTACAAAGGTCTCCATGTCTTGTGAAGTATAGACCGTTCCATCTCTATAAGCCCTATCCCCGTAAACAATTCCAAACTGATGCCTCGCCCCTTTCTTGAGGGATGTTACCACTCCGTTTGGTCTTAGGCTTGTTATTGGTGGGTTGTTATATGGTATTGGCTCGTCTATCAGGGGGTCGGGTAGATTGCTGAAATACGCAGTGCCAAGACCACACAGGGTTCTTTCCGAAAACGCACCCCCGTTGCTTGCCCCGTTTTTAATCTCAACCTCAAAGTATTTTCCACCGCTAAGTAAACTATATGGGGGCGCGGGCGTAATTGTTTGCTCTGAATAATCCACAGTCAAACCAAGAGAGGGTAGTGGCTCTTGTTCTTCCATTTGAAGACACCACTGGCTCACTATTTTGTCCAAAAGGTATTTCTCCGCATCCCATTGACTCCCTACCGCTAATGCATTTGAGTAATCGGCCTGTGTTATGGTGTATTGAACATTAAACTCTAACGGAGGATCGTAGGTCGTTCCGTCTAATTCACAAGCGAAAAGGGTTGAGGTATAAGTGTCTCCAGGCGAAAAAGACGTTGAGTTTATCTCCGTCCTAAAAGTTTCCGTGGTTATGTATATCTTTTGAAATTTAGCGGGCAACTCAACCGAGTTTGAGGCTGGGTTGACCCCGATAAATATATCGCTTGCCGTGGGGGAGTAGTCAATATAAGTCTTGGTATATGATGCGCTTGCGTCAATTATAACGTCCTTGTCAAAGCCCTCCCTAAAGTTTACATAAGCTAGCTGATTGGTCGGGAGAAAGTCTTGGCAATTCGCCTCGATAGGAAGCCTATCGTAGTTCTTGAATAAGTCAGCGATTTGACTTAATGCCGCGTCGCCGTAAAAACTAACTACATACTCTACGTTATCCGCAATGCTATCTACATCCTTGTTTAACTGTAAGAATGTACCGAAATTAGGCTCTGCCCCGTAAGACGTTTCGTCAAATTGTTGTACCGCTACGTTTATCTTTCTTACGTTTTTCGGGCCTGTATTGAATCTTACATAAATGACGTTGTCGGTCTTTGGGTCGAGCCAGTTTGTTCCCGTTACAAGCTCGTTTACGGTTGGGATTGGAAGGTTAGAATACATTGACCAAACGCCCGTCTCTCCGTTTTCGTATATGGGTTGAACCATAAACTTAAACAGCTTTCTTCTGAGCTTATTATCAACCCTTTCGGCGTCAGTTCCATACGCGCAAGCGGGTGGGTCAAATGGCCACTTTACTGCGTCAAATGTTCGGAGTTCATTCTCTATTCCCGCGTAAAAGCCATCCAAAGCCTTTTGAATGTTTATCTGATACGGAGGGTTAAAGGCTCTGTTACCCGTAAGGTCGGAGTACATATAAACAGAATCATTCCACTTTCCGTCCGTCCATTTTAATATATCGTCAATTATGTTTGCGTGGTAAATTGGATAGTCTGGAGAGAGGTCTAATATAGTTGACTCTATTATAAGAGTGTGGCTTTCCGTCGCAATGTCATACATCCATATTTGGTCTGCCCCGATGTTTCTGTAAACAAAATAAATTATAGCGTTTTGTTTTTCCCACGTTGCGCCCCCAAGTATCTTGTAGTTTTCTGTTAGAGTTTCATTAAAAACCTCTTTTGTTCCCTGCGATGTAACAACGCAGAAACCCTTTCCGGAAACCTCGCCTAATCTGCAATATTGGAAGTCGCGGTAATCCCCTTTTGGAACAACCCTTGCTTCATCGTCCGAGTTTATACCGCCTGTAAAAACAATTTCTTCTCCGTAGTTCATTATCCTAAGTTAAATTCAGAACTCTGTGCAAGAGCGTCTATCATTTCACTCAGGCGCGGAGCCTTAACTAGGATGTTTGAACTCCATTGTGCTGCCTCGTATTGAAGTTGCAATTCTTTGTACTTTGACATGTCGTTCGGACCTCCTCGATGGAAACAATATTCGCTCATCAAATATAGCCTAAAAGGCTCTGCGTAAGCAACTTCTATGAGTGTATTCTCATCAATGTCTGATCCGTTGGAGAAGTATTCTATAATCAACTGCCCGTCGGGGATGTTTTGGTCAAATACCACGTTCCTTCCGTCCATCCTATAATAATTAACATTTCTTCCCCCGCCCACGGTGTATGCCGGTTGATTGTAAAAATACCCAAAGTACCCAAAAGGAAACATTCCCTCCGCAACAACAGGGTCGTCGGTATCGGTCTCACAAGTGAATACGTCGGGAAATGAGAGGCTCGTGTCGGGGGTTAATGTCCAAACACGTCTGCCTGATTTGAGTCCAATTTTGGTTATCCTCATGCAATCCTGGGGTAATGTAAATACCCTTGCCCCTGTGTCTATCTTGGCGGTAATAGTTTTCAAAGAAACATTGCCGTCCATTGGGGCTTTTTCAGAGAGATAATCAATAGCGACTTGAATCATCCAATTTAATTCCCGCCCCGTTGGGTTCTTGCCAAGCCTATACAACGCGGAGGTTGCTATGTATTTTATATTCTTTATGGTCATTGTCTAGGTTGTTGAGGAGCGTCTTGCACACTATTGTTCAGCTCGTCTTGGAACTGAGGCGAAGAAAGAACTTGCAGGCACATGGTAAACAATGCCATTTCCGCGTTCGGCACTATAAGCGCATCGTCCTCACCCATTTGATAGACGTTCGGAATCATGCTTACCGTTACGTCTCCTACGGGCTTTCTGTTAAAACGAATCTTGTCGTTGAAAAGGATTGCCGCGTTTTTGTTTCCGCCCCTTAAAACAGACAGGGCTTGCGCCTCCGCCTTGGTTTGGATGATGTATGAATTATCATTGGTTGACTCGTCCTCAATAGTGTATATCGAAAGAGTCCCGCTTATTGGTCTTGGGTTTAGTGTTATGTAACTTCCGTTTGTGTCAATTTGTGGCGTGAAGGTGTAGTTCATCGCCATCTCGTTAGCCAAATATGTATCCCTTGTTACCGCGTCGGCAAGGGCAAGGTTAAGTACACGAGATATGATTGACCTTGGGTAAAGTTTTCTCAAATCTTCGGGGGTGTCTCCTCCCGAAAGCCTGTGCTGAATAAGCTCTATTGCCTGCCTTTTGGTTATCATAATTTACTAGGCATTTGAGTTTGTATGTTCCATTGGCTCTCAATTCCAACCGCGATGTATGTTTTAATCATGTCGGTAAGAGTGTCCACGCAAGTTTCGGGGTACTCGAACTGAACGCTCGTGGCGGGGTCGTAAACAGGAATTCCGTTAGAAATCGTATAAGCGTACACTGGTTGAGTCGGGGTCTTGATGTAAGTAAAACTAATCCTTCTTATGAATGGATAGATGTAATAAAGATTGTTCCTATTAACAAGTATCGGGTCGTTCTCCTCTGGGTTGTCAACGGGGCTTGTTATCGAGCTACGCATCTTTGCGTCAAACTCGTGCTGAGAAACAAACTCTACCGTTCTGTACTCGGAGTCAACCGAACACCCGTTGTTTAACAACGAAAGGTAACTTGCCGTTGCCTCGTACCACATGTCGTCTGGGATGTCCGCGTATCCGCCCTTTTTGTCATCTCCCGCGAAAACGGGCGTGAACTCTAATGCAGGGTATTGAGGACTACCAAGAGTTTTGATGAAGGGTTGTAAGTCCTTTGTTACTTCCTTTGATGTCTCGAAGTTGTCTACAAGTTGGTTCATAAACCTTTCGTTCACTACCTTGATGGCAAGGTTGAAGTTCTCAGGGGTTATGTATCCGCCGCGGAGGTCTTTACCAGAGCGGAATAATACGTCCTTGTATATTTCTTCTAAGGTTGTGGTCACGAGTAGAACTCAAATTTGATTATTGCATTTAATAGGCCGTTAGCCAATAAACCATTTACATCCGCTGTGTACAACTTTCCTAAAGATGTAGCCAAATTCGCCGGATACTCTACGCTTTGTGTGATTGCGGCCTTGCCGCTTGGGTCTCCGTAACTTGTTATGGTTACAACAGTTTTTCCAAATGGTATTGACGATGGCAATTGAATGCCGTAATACCCCAAGTTTGCGTATGTAAATGTAACAGAAGGGACGTCTTCTTTTAGAGTTTCATCTATGGTGGGAGCGGAAGTCCCTGTTTGTCTAACTATGTAAGCGTTTACCCTTACCTCCGGGGAGGGCGTCGCAGCAAAAATTTTGCCCGCGCTGTCAACAACGAGTGTTTTATTGTAAGTTCCCGTAACACTCAAGATACCAGAAAGCGTAAGTGTATTGGTGTTGCTTACTGTTATTGTGGTCGCTTGATTTAATGCGCCACCCAACTTAGCTGTCGTGCCAGATAGAGTGAGACCATTATTAGCAGCGGTTACTGTTCCGAGGGTGCTTTTTGCTACCTCTACAATGTTTCCGTCTGTTTTTACGCCTAATAAGTAAGAAACCGTATTATCAACAATGTTTCCATCTCCGTAGTTGTTCGCTTTTATTTTGTAAAGAAGATCCACAGGGTCGGTGTATATCTCAAATGCGGGGAATGAAGTGTCCGCAGGGTCTCCGTCATTTGCTACACAAAAACTAAATGCTGTGTTATTGCCAGCGTCAAGGTATTTAGCGAAAATCTTAGCGTAATTAAAGCCCCCGGCATCGCTAACAAAATCAATGTTGATTCCGCTGCCAGATTGAAATGGCGCGGAGTACGTTTCTTTTAATGTTAATACCGTTGTTTGAGCCGTGGCGCTTGTCGCTGTTTTGTTAATGATGAAATCTCCCGTAGGCGCAGACGACACAATGAAGTCGAATGTACTTGTGTTGATGGTGGTGTTTTTAGTTAACGTTCCACCAAGTTCTACATTCGTTCCACTTTTCGTTATGCCATTATTTGCCGTAAAGACCGCTGTGGTTTCTACTGTGTTTAAATCAATTTGCAGCTCGGAAACATCTCCTTGTATAATTGTTATATCATTTTCTACCGCGTCAACATCTTCTTGTAGTTGGGTTATAGCCGCAAGTATGTTAATTGCGTCGGCACTTGTGTTTTGCACCCACTTATATTGGTCCTCGTCGCAACATCCACAGTCACAACCTGATGCGTCAAGTTGCTGTTCTATCTTGTCTATTTCCAAACGATACTTATCCATTTCCCCGCAGGCTCTGTAGTTTTGAGCCTCCATGTAATACATAAGTATATTGTCCACATACACTTGGTACTTGCTTATCTTGTTAGCAAGAAGCTCTTGTTCGTGAGCTTTTCTTAAATTCTCAATACAATCATTTATGCCACACAAAGAACCTATGCAACTGACCTTGAACTCTTGAACGGATTCAGACGTGTAATTAACGATTAAATCCCCTCCCATGTCCTTTTCAATCTCTTGAGTCAGGGTAACAGAATAAGTTCCCGTGGCAAGAGTGTTGTTGGTGTAAGGAAGAGATGTTACGGTTATTAACGGCTGATTAGTCCATCCTGGATAACTTATTTCAGCGGTCAAGTCATTTATAGTTACGCCTGTTACGTTCGTTTCATTTGAAACGGTAAACGTACCAAAGTCTCCGTAGTCGCAATCGGCAACCAAAGACGATTTTGATTCAACCAAATTGCACCCCGCGTAAGTCCATGCAAAATTCGAGGATGGTAATGTTGCGTTAACGGCTCTGCTAGCTAAACTAACATTCGATACAGACGTAGTGGTTGTCAATAACAAAATATTACTATCGTCAACCGAAGTGCTTACGATTTTTCCTGGGCTTGGGGATATTGACGGAATCACAATAGTCGTTCCCGCAGGGAAGCCTTGATAACTAGACCCGAAAGTGCCATTACCAATAAATATTTCGTCTGGAGCCGCGCCTTCCGTAAGGGTTGTGAAGTTATAACTAACTGTATAAACAGCGGAATAACTAATATTCGCAACCTCTCCGTTTGCGTCTAAAACCAAATCAAATTCTGGGGACACGCGGGTAGATGGCGCACCCCCAAGGTTGATTGGGAGTGTGCCAAGTAGTGTACCCTGTTCGCTGTAATCTACGCTCCCCGTAGCATTAAGTAAAGCCACGTTTACGTTTGATCCCGCATAGTCGGTTATGTCGGTAAAAAACCCCTTTTTTGTAGTAAGGTTAATGGTTAAGGATAGCGCGATTTGCATTTTATTACAGTTTTCTTAATTTATCTAACAACTCTTTGTTCACTTTTAAGTGGTCGATTAGAGCAAACACACCCTCCGGTGAATCAGACTCGAAGAAGGCGTTCTTTAGGAACTTGTCTCCGTCTCCTCTGCGGTCACGAATATACCACTTTCCAGAGTCGTTTTTGATGCTTTTATCTTCCACGAGACGATTTATTAGTTCGTGAATATCCTCAGATGGTTTTTCTTCTTTTTTACCCTCTGGCTTTACATACGAACCAATGATTTCAAAGGCATTGCGACGGAATGTCTCAGAACCGTTTTTGATTGCGTCATGAAGGGCAACCCTGTTCTGTTCTTCCGAATCAAGCTTATTCATTGCGAGTCCTTCTACCGCCTTTAAGATAACATCGTAAGGAACATCGAAGTATATGAGGTTCTCAAGTTCGCGGGCTTTTTTAGCGTCGCTGATTTTGGCTGCCGCCGCAACTTCTGGTCGGTCGTAATCATAAAAAGGTCTGTCGGACTTTACATTACACTTATTGCCAGCAATATTTGGGCAAAGAAAATGAACATAGAATAGTAAATCTCTTTGGGTGGGCTGTATTATAAACCCGTCTTTAATTTCAACCACGGCCGACTTATAGGAAAAAACAGGAAGCCCGTTTCTTGTTGATGTCGGTGGCGAAGCGGAGTATTGAACGTGAACATATTCTTGTATTTCTTCGTCAAAAAAAGAGCCTCGAGCCTTTCTGCTGTTGGATTTTGGGGGTTCCATTTTAATTCTTACCGCAGAATTATGATCACTAGAAGACACTAGCCGAACCCTCTTCATGTATTGCGGCAAAACCTTTATTCTTACTGGTTTTCCTTTGTAAAACTCCGGGAAATCATTCATCATTATTTCCTCCGCCCAACTTGGAATCGGCATGGGAGCGCCGTTGCTCATATCGTATAGCATAACGTATTTGGGTTTATGAAAATAGGAGGGGTTTCCCCCTCCATTTTCTTGTTTGATTTTAAACTTTATCCTGCGTTGTAACCTCCTGTTTGAGTCAGCAATCCATATTTGTTTGCATTAACAAACTTGAAGCCAATCTCTGAAACAATGTGAATGCCAAGTTCCCACTTTGAGGTTCTGTTAGCTGCGGCGCGACCGCCGGTCTGCCACATGTTCATAAACGCACCTGGCTTATGGCACAAACGGATGTACTTACCCATGTTTCCAAGACCATCGTCTATTCCACCTTGAGCAAGTGGAAGGAACGTTGCGTATTCAGACCAAGTTGAGCCCGCTACATTAAACGTTTGAGGATTGTCAAAGATACCCATACGAACAAGTCCGAAGTTCTTGTTGTTGAACACAACGTTGTTGAAAGAGTAAGTAGATTTCATCAGGTCAGCGTAAGCGCCCTCTCCCCAGAAAGTTTTTTCCATCTGAGTTTTGTTAAGGGTGATGTTAGCATTCTTGTTGTAATCGAGAAGAGCCTGTTCCATGGCAGCCGAACTGCTCGCTGTTGTCCAAACCATGTAGTTTTTAACAGAAGCATCTTGACCAGTCAACAAAGACTCCAAAACATACATGTCATCAATTGCAAATTGCCCACCGCAAGAGTGTTCTTGACCTCTATCTTGAATGGCTGAAATTAACCCTTCTGTAGTTTGGAAAGAATTAGCTGAAGTAGTGTTTGCGTTATTTGCGGCCGTATAATCAGATGTGGCTTGACCAGCGAGGAAAGTGTTTACGATAGCAACTTGGTGTTCACGCTGCAAGTAGATGATGTCGCGTGAATTTGAGTATGGAGTTTGAACTCCGTTCTCAAGCTGTGAGTACCAAAGTTGGTTGTAAAGAGCCTCTGAGCTTGACAATGAATCGTGACGCATTGTTTGAATAGGGCTTTCATACAATGTATCAAAGATGTATTTAGCCTGTTGGCGGTCTGATTGTTCTGGAACAGATACGCCAACGTAGAAGAACTTATCACCCGCTGTAATAGTAATCGCTGCCGTAGGCTGTAACAATGGAGTTACACTGATTGAAGGGGTTGCGGGAGTTGTCGATACAACTTGAACTAGCGTTCCTGATACCGCGTGTCTCCAAATCTCTTTTGGAGCAACCCACAAATAACTCGACGATCCTACAATAATTTCATCACTCGCTGACAAAGTTAATGTTGTGGCTGTGTTGGCGGTGGTTGGTAGAGTAGCGTTTGCATCAACGGTAAACGGAACCTCCATTCGAGTCAACTCAAACCACTTTACGATGGGTTGTTTAGCAATCTCGCGATTACCAATAGCGTTCATGATTTGATTCATAGCATCCCAATATTCGTCACCGAATGGAAGGTATGCTACTGCGTCAAAATCGTCTTTAAGGGCATCCCAGTTATTCTGGATGCTTCCATATTGCATACCCGTTGTTGCCGGGTTGATGGATAATTGTCCTATGTTTGACATTTCTTTAAGTTTTTAAGTCGTTAAACATTTTTTAATTGTTGTGACGGCAAGGGAAGACCTCTTTCTAACAAATCTCTTTGTGCGGGGGTCAAGTTCTTGCTGTCAACGTTTACTTTCCCGGTGCGGTCAACGGTTTTAGGTTGGCCGTTGTACACCTCGCGGATTGCCTTCTTTTGAGCCTGACCAGAAATAGAATTGACTATCTGCGTTCCCAAATCACCGCTCTGAAGCTTATGAGTCAGTATCTGGTTAGAGATCCAATCCCGGATGGCTTGCTTGCCTTCCTTAGTGGTTGGGTCAAATGCCCGGCCTAAATAGCCTGCGTATTGCGAGTTCAAGACTGCGTCCACTTCATCGTTCGAAACTTTCAACGATATACTTGTGTCGCCAAACTTGTACGGGACTTCTTTGATCGTCTTGGCGTAAGTCTGTGCTTCACCAAGTGCCAATGTCTGTCTTTCCGCAAACGTTTTTTCGTTTTGGCTTTTTAGTTCCTTCGCAAAGATATAAGGGTTTTTAACGTTTTCAACATCTTTTTTTAAGTTTTGAATACTCTCGATTGCGTCAATAGCATCCGATTTCATCAAAGCGGTTGGATAGTATTCCCCCGAACCAAGGTTGTACTTCTCTCTGAGAGCTTCCTCCACAACGTCGTGACCGAGTTGCTTGTATTTATTTGGGTTCTTTACCGCCTCTGCTATGATAAGGGCTTGGAGTGGGTCTTGCATCAATGATTCGGGTGTTGCCGAAACAATTTGATTGGCAAGATTTGCAGGGACTCCCTTGCGGCCAAATGCAACGAGAGTTTTTACCTCGTCCATGCCCGCGTATGGGTCCTCCGCCTCTTGTAAAAGCGCAATGCCCTCTTGGATTACCCTTTCCTTTTCCTCAATCTCGCTGGCTCTGCTTTTCAGCCCCATGAGTTCTTCAAGCCCTCCCTTTAGGTGGTCTTCGTTCTCAAACCCGTAGGTTGCGTACCAAGGTTGTTCTACCTCGTTTTGTTCTTCTTGAGCCGCGATATCTTCGGGCTGTAAGTTTTCGTTGGTGTCAACGTTTTCTAATTCTTCGCTCATATTCTGCCTGTTATTTCATTTCCGAATTGCGCTTCAAGTTGGGCCTCCAAGGATATTTCTTCCATTGCCTGCTTGCCCTTGAGTTGCTGTATTTGATAGTTTGCGTCGTTTTTAAGTCTTTGTAGTTCCATTGCTTTCGCCATCTCGACGTTTGCTTTTTCGCGCTCTTTCATTATCTCGATTTGAGCGAGTTGCATTGCCGTCTGTCTCTTGGCTTCCTCAGCCACCATTGCTGATTGCTGTTGAGCCTGGGCGTTCTGTTGAACCATCATCATTGAGAACTTCTCTTCACGCTCCCTCGCCTCCATTTCTTCAACTGCCATAAACCACAACGCCTCGTCAACATCCCCGTTTTTGAGAAGTTGTGCCACGCGCTCTACACTTGAAGGGCGGAGAAGTACCGAGCCGTCTTTTGTGGGTATTTGGCTCATTGCCATTGCCCTTTGTAAGATGGCTGACTTTTCCTTTTCGTTAGGAAGAACGCGGGTTGATATAGCAAGAGCATCAAGGGAAAGCCCTGAGATGTCGTCAATTTCAGAGAGCATATCTTTTCCAATTACGCTCTCGTAAAACTCTCTTATTTTTTCATCATACTCTATGTCTATTCGAGACTGGTGTATGATTCTTTCTCCTATCTTTCTCTTAAATTCTCTTTCTGACTCTCTTAAATCCCAATTCGCATGATTTCCCGCAACGTAGTCAGCCTCCATAACACCAACAAGCCTTTCGGCACTTTGGTCGGGGCTTGCCGCCATGGCGTCTGGGATACCCATAATATCCTTAATCATGTTTTGGATATTGGCTATTTGGGCAAGCCATTCTTGTCCTTGTGGGCCAAGTCCGTTGTCGTTTTCTTCAAGTGGCTTGGATATGTACTTTCCTGTAGCGGCGTTAAACTTGGTTGCTATTACACGAATACCGTTTTGACGATGAACGTGCATGAGGTCAAATAAGTCGTACTCTACACCACCGATTTTAATGTTCGCCCCCTCGCCAATGTCAATAGTGTAACCCTTTGGAGCAGAAGCCCATACGGCGGCTCTTAGTTTCAGAACGGCAAACATAAGGTCGTCCAAAAGACCACGAACACTTCTTGTTGGGGATTGGCCTTTAATTCTATGGACAACATACGAACTCATTGGAGAAAGACCCTTCTGCATTTGATTAGGTTTCTTTTTCCACTCGTATATCATGTCTTGGCCCGTTCCGCTTATGATGTAAGAACCCTCGTACCAATAATTACACATTACGTCATCGTAAGTGTCTTTGGGATTCTTTTTGTTTTCTTCTACTGGACTTGAGTTGCGTAAGTATGTGACGTAGCCCTGTTTGTTTTCTCTTTCGATGTATTGTTTGTAGTCAGTTGAAAGGTATTCAAATTTGAGTACATACACCTTGAAGTCCATCCACGTCCATCTGTTTGTGGTCATGTCCTTTCTCTCAAAAGCCCATTGGGGTATTGATGAAACGTCAGTTTGATAAGGAACATAGGACTTTGCCATCGACTGAATCTTCTCGTCGCTGAATCCCGCCTCTTTTAATTTAGGGTATATGGACTGAATGGTCTCTACCTCTATGTGACCAATTGCTACTGGGTCGTCCTCGTTGTCCTCGTTCCAAAGCATTACTGTTCTGGCGGGGTCTACATACTTGAACTTTACTTGCCCTGTTATTGGGTCGTTATAAAGTTTGGCGCAACGGAAGTGGAAGTCTATCGCGTCTCTGTTGTAGTCCATTCTTTGTTTAGGCCAATTAGACGCTCTAAAACCCGCCTCCGCAAGTTTCTCTAGCGCAGCCTCTTGACGCGCCTTGAAGAACCCAAGTCTTTCAGCCATGTTGAGCATGTTCATGTCCTTCACAACAAAGGGCAACTTGAACTCAGGAAGACCAAGCTCTTTTGCAAGTGGGTTTGTGAAATTGCTCTTCACATAAATATCTAACTTCTTGTCCTTCTTCTTTTTGATTATGTTCTTGTCAAGGGACACGCACTCAAGCCTGTAGTCGTTGTCAGAAAGAACGGATAAAAGAACTGTTACGAGCTTTCTCATTGGTGAGAAAATGTCGTAACTGACATTTGCCATAGCCTTTCTTTGCGTTCTTTTAAGGCCTCTTTGAGCCGTTTCAGGACCGCTCTTGGGAGCGTTTGGCCCTACGGGTGATCCGTTGGTAAACCAATTCTTGTACTTTTCATTGCTTTGCATCCCTGCGCCGTAGTTTCTTGTCTCTTGCATCTCAGGGAGTTGGCTGTAAGAAAAATAAGCACCACCGGCGCAATATCTTGACCACAACGCTCTTCCGCATCGTAGTCCAAAGTCCGGTTTTAATTTATCTTGCTCTGGAATGTTATCGTCCGGAAACAACACTCCTCCAGCCAATTGGGGTAATATCATAACCCAAAAATTTTTATTATCAAAAGCAAAAATACAAAATTTTGCATAAAATACTAATTTTTAATATTATGCGTCAAAGGTCATAAACCCTCCGCCTACTTCAATAGGTTGGTAAGCCTCCTTGTAAAGTTCTGGCATTCGGCTTTTTATAGCCCTCAAACACCATCCCGTTGCCGCGCATAAGTCGTGGTTTGTCAAGTCGTCTATACCCCTCATCTGTGTCCACTCTTCAATGATTTGCCATATTTTAACGTACTTCGCGTTGTTGTTAAAGTAGGTCATTATATCCCCCGCCATCTCGTTCTTTTCGGATTCCCCTGCCCAAACACCAGGTCTTGTGTCTTGCTTTCCGTCCGTTGCAACGTCTTTTAGTAGGTATCCGTCAAAACCCTTTTCCCTAAAATATTCGACAAGTGCCTCCCCGTCGGGCCACTCAGGGTAAACGTAAGCCCCAAGAAAGATAGCCGCCTTGAGCCATTCTTCGTGGTATTCGTTTTTATCTTCCGTTTTTCTGTTGTATATCAAAATCCAATCGTTGCTAACCCAATCCCTTCTGTCCTTTGTGTCGGGGTCTACTTGACTGTCCCTTTTGTAGAATACTGCCGCGGCGGCGTTGGACTTCTTTTTGCCTATTGTATTTCTCTTGTGGAATTTTACGGGGTCACAACAAAGGAAGAACTTATTCATTACCGATGTATCGGGGGCGTATATCGGGCCTCTGCTCGGTGGTGGTATGTAACCTTCTTCCGCCGTAACAATAGTTCTTTTATTCCTCATTTCAAGCGGCGGGAGATAGGCCATAGTCCAAGCACCCTTGGGGTCATTCTCCGCCATTACGTCTCCCCCGAACTTGCCCCCGTTCCAAACAAAGTTGATGTTTGTGGTTATAGGGGTTCGTAGGAATTTGAGTTCGGAGACCCTATCCCTCATTTTCTCAATTGGCATACCCATATCCTTGGGTATCACAGCGAAGGCTTGCTTCCAAGTCATTGGGAAGTTTTGTTGAAGTTTAATCAACTTTTCCCATTGCCTTTTCTTCTCAAAATATTCCGCTTGGTTTAATAGATAGGACTTTGCGCCCTTTGTTATCAACTTTCCCTCAACTGAAATTACAGGCTCCTTGGGGTCGTCTATTATGCTTTCCCCATACTCGTCTATGTAGCCTTCTACCGCGTAATAACCTGGGAGGAAAAAGTTTATAAGCCCAGATGGAGTTGTTCCGTTGTCGTTTCTATCGGAAAAGTGTGAGTCGTTTGCTATGTCAAAAAACTGCGCTCCACCCCCTGAGTCCATATCCCCCACAGTTGAGGGCATGATGCAAAATCCCCTGATGTTTTCCCCGCGCTCGATGGCGGGCTTCATTGTGTTGTACCACCAAGTCGGTATGTTTTGGTCTGCCGCCTTGGCGTCCGTTTTCTTTGCAGGCTCGTCCCTATAAACAAAAGCAATCTCAGCCTCCCCGTCCGCCGCCTTTTCTGTTGAGGGGAGCGGGGTTATGAAACATTCCATCTGCTCCGGCACTACTCCCGCGCGGGCGAGACTTGCCATAGAGCCTTCATACTGAAACCTCAATCCCTCCTTTGCCTCAAGCCTTCCTCTGTAAAACGGTCTAAAAAAGAAAGGCAACTTACCAACTGGTGTCTGAATCTGCTTTACAAATATTTTGTTTACCGCCTGATCCTCATTCATCGCCTGAATGATAAAGGTTTGGTCAGGCATATTGAGTGTTCCCCAAGTACAAAAGCAACAAGATATGGCCGTCTTTGCAATACGTCTTCCCGAAACAAAGTTTATCCCGTGAACCGTTCTTCTGCCAAGCGATATGGTTACGTTTGTGTTTGGCTCGACATAATACTCAACGCCAAGTTCTTTCATTTCCTCGACCACGTTTTTAACGTCTCCATTTGAGTATTTTGTTTTTACCTCTCCGTTCTCCCTGTAAATTATTTTATGCTTGTAAAACGCGTCATGTGTCATGTAGGCATACATGAATAGGTGGAACATCTTCCTTTGGTAATCTCTGTAGTCGGGCTTGTTGTTGTTCTTGCCGAAATTCTTTACCGTCCAAAAGTTCAAAAAGAAATAATTTGCCCCATTGAGATACACGGGCTTGCCTTTGATGAAGCACCAATAACCAACGTATCTCCGTTTTATTTGCAGTTTAATCCATTCAATTTCAGGGGCGTAATACTTTTGATTGTTTTCAATCTCCTCGTAAATGTCCTCAAGTTTTACGTCCGTTATCTCTTTGTACTTCGTTTTGTTTATTGCATGTTTCTTGTTAAACACAACCTCGTAAATAAGTCGTATTTTTTCGGGAGTTTCAATGTGTCTGAACTTTTGCTCTTTAGGCTCAATCCCATACCCGTCCACAAGAGTTATGGCTTCTTCCCAAGACACCTCTCTTCCGAGATGCTTGCTATACCACTCCTCTAGTCTTGGTAGTTTAATTCTTATGGTATCAAGGTCTGGATCGTCCTCGTGGAAAACAACCTCATAGTCCTCTCTGACATAGTTCAGGGGATTATTTCTGGGAATATTTCTTTCTTCTCTCTCCAAATCCTTGTATAATGTTCTGGTTGTATTCCTAAATTTTCCGCGCGAACCGAGAACGTTATGGCCTTTTGCAAGGTTATACTTGTCTCGTCGTTCATAATCCTTCTCCTCGCATCAACAAGGCTTTGCCTCCACCTTTCAAGACCCTCTTGGAAGTTCTTGTCGTCATTTGACCTATCTACAGGCTGAGTTAAAAGCGCCCTCTGTAACGCAGAAATTCTTATGTCTGCCGTACTCATGATGGAGTAATCTTCCGAGCATTGGAGGCGTGTAAAGGCGATGTACCTATCTACCGCCCAATCCGCATTCATCAAACACAGTTGTACGAAGCCACTTTCATCGTCGGTTTCATCGACAATGATGTTCAACTTATTTAGTGTATACCGCTTACGCTGGTTGATGTCGGGATACGCCTCTCTAACGGGTGTGCCGGGTGAGAACATGTAGATTAAATAACGCATTACCTTATCGGCACTTACATCTGAGGGTAGGTCGTCGCTTCTATCAAAGATATGCGACTGACTGGCTAAATCGCTGAATTTATAAATCACCGACTCGCCATCAGGCACACCCTCTATGTTGTACGCTATTTTGCTGAAATCTAATTTAATCATTCTCTACCGCAACTATAACCCTCGGTTGGAATCTTACTAAGTCCGTTGTCTCTGCTAATGTTGAGTCAAGTTTAATAGCGAAAATCTTATTCATGCAAACCACATCGCCCTTCTTTACTGTGGTATTGTTCCAAATGTCCGCAACGTATTTTGGAGCTCTTGGGTTGGGAACAACTACCTCTACCCTTGCCGTTTTGCTATCGGGAAGGAAAATGCCGCCCGACTTTCTTTCGTTGCTTAACACCTTGCCAAGTATGTAGCCGTTTACACTAATCATTTCCCCGTTTCTCATCGCGGCATGGATTGACTTTTGAGGGATAAGCATATAGGTCTTACCGTTGTTTTCAAACACCTTTTCAGACATGTCGAGTTGGTCTCTCGTAAAGGTTGCGTCAAACCAAACCTCGTCTCCAATTTGGGCATCAAATTCACAAGCATAATCCCACCCCCCGTAGTCAACGTTCTTCTCTGACACTTTCACAAGTTTACCGTGTCTTACCGCCTGCTTGCCCTGGTGGTCTTCCTTTTCCTTGTCGTATTCTTTGTTCAAAGAGGCAACCATTTTTGTGTACTCCATCGCCGCCTCCTTGTCCTTGTAATGAAATTTTTTCATTCGCTTTACAAGGTCCATAACATCGTTCTCGTGCGCGAAGTCATTCGAACCCTTTACGCTTGTTACAATCTGCAACTTTGTTCCATTGAAGTTAATCTCATTCTCAACAAGAGAGTGTATCTCAATCAAACATTCCCCGTTTATGATTCGGAGTTTTTCTATATCAACCTCTTGGTAACTCACTTCTTTTGTTCTTGTAGATTTTTAATATCTCCTTTTGCTTGTCAAAGTTTTTCTTGCCTATGTTCTTTTTGTCTCTGAGCTTTATTACAGCCCTGCGAAGCGTGTGGTAAGAGTAATTAAAAAGCTCATTGGCATCCTCATCTTGCATGAGAAATTCCGCGTCATGACAACCGAGGTCATCCCTTTCCAAGTAGTAAGAGAAAACCTCAATAATCTTGGCGTAGTTTTCTTTAGACTTTGTTCTTATCATAGTGCTCTTTTAGTGTTTGGAAAAACATACTCCTCTTGACGCGCTTTTCTATTCTGGTGCTGCTTATTTCTTCAAGGGTTTTGTTGTAGCCATTTATCGCCCGCTCAACCTGGTCAAGATCGTCGTCAGTAATGTTAATGTCGCACAGCAAGAATCTTTTTCTCGCACTAGAGGCCATCGGGGTAAATATTCTCATTACCTCGTAAATCTCAACCTCCTCCTCAATGAGCCTCTTTGAAATCTCAATGGCCCGTTTCCATTTATTCGCTCTCTTGTCCATTTTCGTAAATAAAAAGTACATCCCTCATATTCACAGAGTAAACGTCAATGTCTTGAACTTGCACCTTGAATATTTTCTTTGTGGTCGCTATTTTTTGCCCGACCTCAAGGTCACACTCTGGCCCCACCGACTCAACAATAGCGTCAATGTGGCTTTTATTCAACGAAAGCACCTTAACAAAAGCGCACTCATCGGGGGGTCTTAAAGTAATCATTTGGCAAAAATATGAAAGATACAAGCACAAGTCAACTCGTGTGGAAAATTAGCAATTTTTTTCATTACGAGCAGTCTTGTTGTTGTAAATTTGTCGCCGTTCAGCCGTCGTTTGCTTCAGAGCAACAGTAAACGAGGGTTGGATAGGTAAACTAACTTACCCTAATTTAGCCCGTGAAGTTGCTCTCGCGGGCTTTATTTTTCAAATTATGAATACAGGACAAATTGTAAAAGGTAGGCGCAAACATGACTTTGCTATAATACCAAATGAAATCTCACAATCCATGCAGTTAAACTTTGAAGAAAAGGGTATGCTGTGTTTTTTATTGTCGCTTCCAGATAATTGGGTTTTGTACAAGAAAAACCTATACGACCAAGTTCCTGACAGCAAACACGCAGTAGACAGGGTGTTTAAGTCATTACAAGACAAGGGTTATGTTTTAAGTTGCCGCAATATTGACGTTTCGTCGGGCAAAATGATGGGTTGGAACCATATTGTTTACGATTCGCCTCAGTTGAATGAGGTGGTAAAAAAACCGACTTCGAGTTTTCCCGATGTCGGTGAAAACCAAGAGTCGGTTAAACCGCCCCTATATAAAGAAAGAGATTCTAACAAAGAAAAATATAATAAATATATATTCAGCGATTTTTGGAATTCATACGACAAGAAGGTTGATAAGAAGCAGACTGAGGCTGTATGGAATAAAATGTCTAATGATGATCAAATCAAGGCTGTGGAAGGCATGAACAACCACAAATTGGGCCGCGAGCGGAAGTATTGGAAGGACCCAATTCGCTACCTCAGAGACAGAAGGTGGGAGGATGAGCCATTAGAACAAAAACAAACTAAAACACAGGAATATGACAGACAGAACACTTGGTAACGTTTCTATTTACAGAAACTTTAACGACACAGTGGGGCATGTTATAAGCATTGACAAGGCCCTTGAAAGAATCGCACAAGGCAAGTCGAAAGACACGGTCTTAAAGGCGCAGGGCCTATCCAAAAAAGAAGCTGACGATGTAAAGAAAACCTTGCCCGCCGTTTGCTTCAGCGGAACGTTCAAGTCAAGAAAGGACTCCGAATTGATTGAGCATTCGGGGTATATAGTGCTTGACTTTGATGCAGTTGAAGACGTAAAAAAGAAGAAGGAGCAACTCTCAAAACTTTCTTACATAACGGCAACTTGGATTTCCCCGAGCGGAAACGGCGTGAAGGCTCTTGTTAAAATAAAACACAAGAACTTGCACAACGAACACTTTGCGTCTATGCTTGAGGAGATACCGGGGGTTGACAGGACGGGAAGAAACCTATCGAGACTGTGTTTTGAGTCTTATGACCCAGAGATTTACATAAACAAAAACGCTAAGGAGTACGATAAGACCGTCTCAAAGGAAAAGAGGGAGATGATTGCAATGGTCATTCAAAGCGGAGACGATGTGTTTGGGAAGCTGATTAAGTGGATGACCTCGCGAGGAGACGCGTTTAGAGAGGGGGAAAGAAACCACTTTGTGTTCAAACTCGCTTCAGCGTGTTGCAGATTTGGTATTCCCGAAAACGAGGCTCAAACCCTAATTCTTGGTTACGTTAGTGCTGACTCAAGTTTCACAAGGCTTGAGTGTCAGAGCGCGGTAAAGAGCGCGTATAAGTCAAGCATGGCTCAATTTGGCACAGCCGAATTCAAAGACGATGTGCTGGTAACCAAAATAGACGGGACCAAGGTTGACGTTGTTCTCACCGAGGAGAACCTCGAAGACATGGGCAAGGAGGATGTTATTTACGCCTCCGACGTTAGATCATTTGCCGAATCAATTTACCTCAACGGATACATTCAAGCCAAAGAACTTGGTGTGCCTGAACTTGATAAACACTTCAAAAGGGTAAAGGGAGACCTAACCGTAATCAGCGGTATAGGTAACTACGGAAAGTCAAGTTTCATGAAGTGGGAGATGCTTTTCAGGCTCATAAGATTTGGTGAAAAGGTCGCCATATTCACACCCGAAGAATTACCGGCAGAGCAGTTCTACCACGACCTTGTTGAGATTTATTTCGGAAGGGATTGCACGCCAAGAAACCCTATGAGACCGCACCACGAGTCGTACATGAAGGTGTATGATTGGATTGGGGAAAATATCTTCATGGTGTACCCAAAGAGCGTAAGCCCAACACCGAATTATGTAAAAGAAGTTTTCCTCAGTCTCGTTGTCAAGCACGGGGTTGAGCGGGTTGTGATTGACCCCTTCAACCAAATGGCAAACGACTACGGCAAGAGCGGAGGTAGGAGCGACAAGTATCTTGAAACCTTCCTGTCTGATTGCTCAAGGTTTGCAAAGAAGAACAATGTGTACTTTGACATAGTTGTTCACCCTCACAAGATGAAGAAGGGCGATGACGGGAACTACCCATGCCCTGATGTGTTTGACCTCGCTGATGGGGCGATGTGGAACAACAAGGCTGACAATATCTTGATCTACCACAGACCATTTGCACAGACCACCCCAGACAACCCTGCGTGTGAGTTTCATTCAAAGAAAATCAGAAGGCAGAAAATAGTCGGGGTCAAGGGTAGTTTTGACTTTGAACTTAACAGATCAACCAGGAGATACACGTTTGGAGGCACGGACTACATGCAGAAGTACATTGACGACAAGTTTGTTCAGTCCGAAATGAAATTCGAGGAGGATAAAAAGCCAAAGAAACCAAGTGACGTGTACCCAAACTTAAAGTTCCTTGAAGATAAGGGATTTAAAATAGAGCCGGTTACTCCGTGGGACCAAGAGACCATTGATAAATTCTCTTACGGAGGTGTCGCCCCCACAAAAGAATGTCCATTTTAACTTTTGTTAACTTGCTAAATACCACCATATAAGTAGTATATTTGCTAAAATTATAATTAACTAAATTTTATAACACATGGGATTAAATCAAGGAGGTTCGTCCTCAAAAACTTATCTCTCCATCAGCGATGGGAAGATAGCAAAGAAAGTAAAAACCGAAGAGCCAGGCGCGGTAAAATGCACCTCAAAAGACGGCTCTAAAACTTGGTGGGAACACAGATACCGCTCGGTTTCAGGTAAAATCACAAACGTTTACAAGAGCGACTCTAATATGGGGTTTGGCTCAAGACTTGTCATTGAGGTAAAAGACGGGCCAGACAGTTTTAATTTAGAAATGCCCTGGTCTTCTCGTTATTCAAGCGGATTCTTTCTTGCTATGCCAAACATCGACGTAACAAAAGAAATTGAATTTACGCCTTGGATGAAAGAAATAGACGGCAAGAAAAAGACCATGCTTTACTTACGTCACGACGGGGACAAGGACAACATTGCTTGGTATTGGACAAAAGAAAATCCACAAGGCCTTCCGGACATGAAGAAGATTAGAGTTAAGGGTGTTGACGTTTGGGATGATTCAGAAAGACAAGATTACTTTGAGAATTACCTTAACGAAACCTTTAATAAAAAGCTCGGAAGCCCCACGCCGGTAGCTGATGCAATGTCGAACGATGATGATTTGCCTTTCTAATGGACAAGAGCATAATAAAAGAAACAAAGTTCAGCAAGTTGATAGAACTTGTCCCAAAAGGTAATAGGAGGATATTTGCTCAGATATATTTCAACAAAGACGAGCAGTCAACCATAATGGAGCAAATAATCGACGGGATATACAATGTTTTTGGTATAGAGTCAAGCGACTTTTACATCAACCCAACAAGGATATATCATTACAACCTTGCTAGACAAATATACTGGTTCTGTATGCGAAGTTCAACGCCAAGCACACTCGCGGAACTTGGCAACCAGTTTGGTAAAGACCACGCAACGGTGTTAAACGGGATAAGAAAAGTTCAAAGCGGATACAGATTTAATAAGCGAATAAGAAAGTTTTTTGACGCTGTACTTCTTTGTGTTGACGAGTCTTTGGTTTCAAACATAAGACAAGACCTAATGCGAGATCACGACATAAAGAAAAACATCAAGGTTGTTTACTTACCAAAAGGAAGAAAAGAGATAAGAGAATACAAACGCTATCAAGACGCTGATGGCTACTGGCACGAAAACATTAAAATTATATAATTATGTCACAAATTATCATTATTGACCACGTCAAAGACGACAAGTCTTACTAC